CGACAAGGAAAATATCTTTCTTTACCTTTTACATTTAAAAGCAAACCACAAGATTCTTTAGGATCTTCTCGTTGAGCATGAAGTAGTGCCTTATATTTCCAACTCATTGAACAAACGTACCTATTGAAGGAAAAACTGAGCGAGTGCATTGACGTTTTGGAATCCGAACTCCAGCAAGATCTGTGGGAGCAGCAAGTTCAAACTCAACAACTTCTCTAGTTTCTGTTGATTTACGATCTATTGAGTACACTTCTTGTGGAAATTCAGCAGTTGGATCAGCAGTTGCATTTGTATTATCAGCAAAATTAACTGCATCAATAAATTTTGCTAATGTTCTTATTCGTGTAACTGTAGCTCCTGTCAGATCATTACCAGTAGTGGTTTCATTTACAGATAAAAGTATAGATGACATTAATCCTGTTGCATTACTAATGCTAATTTTTGGTCTAGGTAATTGTCCACGCTGAAAAGCAAAACCTGATGCCCGTATAGGAAATCTTAAATAAGAATTACCATCCCAAACAATTTGTCCATTTGCATTTAGATTACTTCCAGCATGAAATCTGTAAATCGTATTTGCACCATGTAATGCTGTTGATAATTGAAGAGTAAATAATTCAATAATCGCTGACGGATTTATTGATTGTAAATTACTGAATACTGCTGAATTTACTGACATTATGTTGGTTCAAATACTTCTCTAAATGTAGCTTGAATTGTAGCTCTGTTGTTATAGGGTATTGATTTACTCCAGTTTTCACAAACAAATTCAGAAGATGAACTTTCTCCTGGAGGAGTAAAAGTAAAACTATCACTATCATTTGCTCTGGCATCTAAAAAAGTTTCTATAGTATCTGCATCTGTTTCTGAAACATTAAAAGTAAAATTAAATATCTTTGGATTTTGATGTTGTGCTAATCCAAATAAAATTCTATGTTCATAACCATCAGCAAAACGTACTGTTCTAGTAAATGGTGCAGACCTTTTTTGTTGGCCGTATGTAGGTTTTATTGAAGGAAATGTAGCCATTATACAAGTAAACCTCCTGGTCTTTGTTGCTGTATTATTTCAGATTGTACAGCAGCAGAAATTAGTAGACCAAGTTCTCTACCTTTTTCTTCATCTCCTTCTACGTTAGAACCAGAAGCATCTACATTTACTACGATATTCATACCACCTCCACCAATACCAGCCAAATCATGGTTAGGTATTATATTTCCTGATTGATTAGGTACAAATAATTCTGGTCCTCGTTCTCCAACAATATATGGATTTTTATATCCAACAGGACCACCATTTGCAGCCAAATCAAAACCTCCACCACCTACTGGAAAATCTCCAATAGGACCACTACTAGATATTTCTGGAATGCTATTAGCAGGATTAAAGAAATTAGAAAATGCTCCTAAAAACATTCTTCCTAAAGCATTAGCTGCCATTTGAGCAGCCATGTCAGCAAAATGATCTGCTATTCGCATTGTAAGATTTCTAAATGCCTCTGAAACTGACATTGTTCCCATAATTATTCCTTTAAATGAATCTTTAAATCCGTCTGATATTGCTTTAGATAACTCAACTAATTGAAATGCAGTATCGTTTAACTGAATAAATTCTTTGTCTAATCTAGTTAATTCATCTCTATATAATTGTGCACCTAATATCAATTCACTTTGTGCTTCTATAAGTCTTAAATATGCTTCTTGTTCTTCAACAGTGGGTGGTTTTTGATAAGCGTCAGTATATTGTTTAACAAAATCTGCTAATTTCTGATTATTTTTTATACGTTCTCTTTCCCTAAATCCAATAACATCTGAAATTTCTGATTGTCTTTTTAAAGATTTTGTAAGTTCTTGAAATAAATAATTTCTTGTTTCTATCTCAATATTTTGTTCTTTTATTTCCTCACCTCTTTCTTTAAGAATTTTAAGTTCCATAGAAATATTTCTAAGATTACCTTCCTTATCAAAATATTCCATTCCTAACGCTACTCCACCTTGTAATTTTCTTAATTCTTTTATTTGTTCTGCTATTTTTGCTGCTTCTGCATCATTAGTTTGTTGTGCAATTTTTTTTAAATCCTCTGTTAAAATTTTTGTATTTGTTCCACTAAAACCATCTAAAATACCTGCAAAATTAACTATTTTTGCTAAACCAGCTTGTAATTTCAAAAAGAACTGTGCAAAAGCTTTATTTACATCCCTTAAATCATCAGAAAATTCTCTTAATGCAGCTACACCATCACTTCCTACAACTTTTGATAATTCATTTTGAGTAAATAAAAATGCTTCATAACTACCTTTTGACTTTGCCAATATATCTATTAATTTTCCTGTGCTTGTACCAGTTTCACCTAGTGATGTTTTAAGAGTATTGAAATCTTTGGTAAATTCACCTAAAGCATCACCTGTAGCTTTCGTTGCTTGTACCAAAACATCAACTTGTTTGCCTAATTGAGTACCAACAATAGAAAGACCAAATCCTAATCCACCACCTAAAAATCCACCTGCAACACCACCAAGACCACCACCAACAGATGCACCTATACCCTGACCAAATAACAGAGGGAAACCTCCACCAATTAAACCACTACTAAGTGCATTACGTTGTCTTTGTTGAATACCCCCTCGTTCAAAAAACATTCCTCCTTCTCTAAACAATGGATTTCTTGTTAAAACTCTGTTAATACCTCTTTGTGGACCATATTCAGCAGCACTAAATCCTGTAGATCGGCCTCTTAATAATTTTTCTCTATCTTTTTTTGCTTGTTTATCTTCTTGTGTTGGTAAACCAAGTTTTTGTGATTCACGCATTAATTTATTCATTTCCTCAATTCTTCTATTTACATCTCGATATTCTTGTTCAGACAAATCCAGTTGATTTCTTACAGAAAACAATTTTGCAATATAATTATCAATCGCATTAATAGTATTAGCTGGTTCAAATTCAATTAATGTACCCAAATCTGCACCTTGAAAGGCAGCTACACCAGGTTGATTACCTCTTGCCATCGCTGTAAATGTATTTGCAGTAATCTGAGCTTGATCGTTATATCTTTTTAATGCTGATATTTGTTCAGTAAATCCTATTTTTGTTATAGCTTGTGTAAAAATTACAAAATCACTAGTTGTACGACTTGTTTCTCTCCTTACTTCTTGTAATTTTGCAGCAAAAGCACCAAGTTGCGTAATGCTTCTTGTATTTTTACCATCAAAATTAACTAATCCTTGAGTATATGCTTTAAAAGCTTCTTTTGCTTCTAAAACTGCTTTTTTAACTTGTTTTTGTTTATCGGCAAAATCTTTAGAAAAAGGACCGCCAGGAGTTCCTCTACCTCTTTGTTTTCCTATCTCACTTAATTCACTTTTTAATTTTTCAGCAGTTGATTGTGTTTGTTTTAATATCTTATTTAATGCTGCTAACTTTTCGGTTCTAGTCCTGACATTAATATTTATCCCATACTCTGCTGCCATTTACTCGACCCAATAAATTACTTCTATATTACCGCCTTCTGGGTTTCATGGCTTGTTTTTTTTGTACTTGTTCTTTATATTTCTGTTCTTCTTCATTTTTTAAATCAAAAAATGCTACCCAAGATACCAACTCCTCTCTAGTTAAATTTTCTGTAAGTTGTCTTAATGTCATCCCTAACTCTTTTGCTAAAGAGAACAATATATACCATTCAGCATTAGCTTTTTAAAGATGCTTTCGCTTCCTCCACTTTTAATTCATCTCCTGATGTCATCATTGCCATTTGAATATCTTGTAAAATACCTGCATTAACTTCTCTTCGCAAAGAAGCCTTATGACCATCTTGAAATAACCTTTTACCATCCTTATCTAATGCTTTTTCAATCATAAGGTTTAAAGCAAATTCATTGCCATCATCTCCTTTTGATTTTGCAACTATAGATTCTCTTTCTGCAATGGTTAAAGGATGCCAATATATTTCTAATATAGTTTCTTGTCCATCTTTAATTTCATATTTATATTTTTGGCTAACACCAAATTTGTTTCTGAGCAGTTCAATCGCTTCCATAGTATTCTAATATAATATTTATATTATACTTATATTAAGCGTTTGCTGTAAATTGACAAGAAATAATTCCTATAAAATGACTTCTATCTTCTATTTGTAACATATTTGGACCATTTACATCAGCAACTCTTGGAGTACAATTAAATGTATCTGTGTAACTAGAAGCATTAACAGAAGTTAAACCATCTATAACATCTTCACAAATAGCAGAGACAACAGATGTTCCTTTATTTTTAGGAACATAGATATTACATTGAATGACACCAGAATAATAATCAGAAGAAGCACCCTGATTTTGAATAGTTGATTGAGTAAA